TATACGCATAGCAACAACGGGGCCAAAATCGTGGTTATCAAAATCAGGTACTAAATACTGACCTGACTGAACAACAACTGAGTTAACAATACTGCGATCTAATTGCAGATTACTATTAATATCAGCCTTTAATATTCTGTTGATAATGTTACGCGTCTTTTTAACCTTAACTGAGGCATCATAATCCGCTGGAGTATGACCGTCATCGGTTTCTTTTTACACGCCCACGGAATAAACATATAAATTTATCGTGACACTTTCTTGTTGCTTGCCAAACGTAGCTGTGACGCTCGACTGAATGACTGAATCAGATAATTCTATATTAACTAACGATGTTTTATCTTTTTTAAATTGATCTAATGGCTGAAATCGGTCGGTATAAACTCGAATATCGTAATCATCAGGCGTTGTAGCTAGTGACTGTTGATTTGCAAGCTCATAAACCAGTATTTCAGCTATTTTATCAATAACAACTTGTATATTAGACGAAAATGACACTGATTCTGTTAATACTTTAACGCTCATAAGTCCCCAATTCGCATAATATGTTGCCGTTAGTTTCATCAGGTGATACACGCGTGATTTTCATCAATTGTGAGTTACCTAATACGTTTACCGCTGTAATTGTCCACGGTCTTTTATACGAATCCATCTCACCCTCTGGCAAGTCCACGCCTAAACCAAGTAAATCCAATGAATTTATTGATGCAGTTGCGAAAAATCCAGACACGGGTTGCCCTGTATCTGGATCTATTAGGTTATGTATAATCGACATTATTGCTTTAATAGTGTATTCAGTGGCATCTGGCAAAGTTAACGTAACATCGATGCTAAAACCTGATCTCTCAGAATTCATTATCTTTTGCGCGTCTTTTTGCATTCTAGCCATGAGTGACATTATTTTTTTACAACCAATTTAAGTTCGATATGTTGATTTAATAGATTTTCATTGGCTAAATACTCAGGCCAGTTCAAATCTATCGCTTCACCTGGTGATTTAATGCCTGCTTTGAAGATGATAGATGTTTTATTTGCAACAACGTATTCATCAACAGATTCAACAGAGTCGATCACGCTTTGGTATAGTTCAATTGCAGTTTTTCGATTCTTTCCTGCAATTTCCCCGGCTAAAGCTTCAACTGCTAAAGCGGGTGATACTTCACCCGCTTCAACTAAATCACCAAGCTCACTAACAGATAACTGTAAAAGTTCGCTTGGCGTCATATTAAACCCCAGTATTCAAACAACCGAAACGGTCAATTGATGTTGGGATAACTAACGGACGAGAACCAACAAAACCGCTAACGTTACGACCATCTTGTGATACCCATGCATTTGTAGTCATATCCATGTTGATAGATGACATTGCAGCACGTGTAGATAGGAAGCCAACGCGTGGATCTGGTGCTACTACTAACGGAATTGAACCGTAAGTTGCATCGTAACGACCTTCACGACCAAAAATGATAACGTTACCAGCACCTAAGAAACGAGTGTTAGTTGTTGCGTTAACTTCTTTGTATTCAGCGCGGTAAGTGTACATTTCAAGGCGGTAGCCAGTAGCAACCAATGTGCCCATGTAAATGGCACCTGTAGGCATATCAACTGGAGCGATATTGACAATACTGAAGCCTCTGTTATCAGCAAATGCTAAAACTTCTTCATTTGTGATAAACGCTTGGTATGCATCATCGCCAAACCATGCCATATAAGGTGTTGATTGGCCGTCTGTGTTAATAACATCACATAATGCTTTAATATCAGCAAGAGGAGTTGCACCAGCTGAAGACCAAGCTGTTGACACAGTTGGGAAGTGAGTTGCTTTAGGAGCAAAATCAATCGTGTATGCATCAGCACCTTTCGCATCTTTCAATGTGATCGTACCAGTTTGGAACATTTGAGCGGCCATTTTTTCTAATGTACGACGTTGACGCTCCCCACCTTTACGCATGTGCTTAACAAATTGTTCTGCTAATGTTGCGCGGTAGTTTGGAGATTCAAACGGTGTATCACCAGCTTGACGTTTTAATAATTTAAATGTGTCAATAGTGAACTCGTCCATCATTACTGGCGCTTTGAATTCTTTATTAACAAATTCATCTAAACTAAATTTGTTGTTGCCGTCTTTAATATCAGTTACAACTGGTGCAATTTCTTCACCGCTACGTTCGATATCAACTTCAACTGTTTCAGACGCGTAGTAGTTTTCTGCCGGCGCTCGTAACAGTGACGTGAATGCACCTTGTACTGGCGCAGATTGCATATACATGCCAATCATTTTTTTTGTTGCTGCATTACTCATTTGAATAATCCTTATTGATTGTCAAGCACAGACAGATCTGTGTTCGATTGAACTAAAATTGAGTTGTCTTTTAAACCATCGATTTCTAGATAGTTAATAGTGTCAGCTGCATATGTTGAAATACGATCTTCACGTACTTTACCGCCTTGCATTACTCGAACGTTTTTAGTTCCAGCAGTTACATCAGCCGCGCTAACAACATTGTCAGACATTAAGATGTATTTTGGTACGTCTAATCCAGTAGATCCGTCACGTGCATATAAACCACCGTTACCAGTAGTAGTATTGCGAGATAAAATTAAACCTTCGCTTAGAGTTTCAGCAGTTGTTACCGCCAACGTTAATGTTTCAACGTTAGCAACTTCAATCACAAAACTACCTAAGTCGATATTAGTAGTTGTCATCATTTAGTAAATCTCCATGTCAGATTTAGACATCGCAGCAGCAGTTAGATCATCAAGTGATTCAACTTTAGCAGCAGGTGCTACGTTATCGATGTTAGCAACATCAACATTGTCAGCACTCATATTAGCTAGTGCTTGGTTTTTCATTTGGAAAGCTGCAAACTTAGCGTTGATATTTGCTGAGTGTTCAGTACCGTCTTGAATGCATGCCATTGCTAATTCACTAGCACCAGATGCTTCGCCTAAATCAGCAAATGCAGAAACACGCGCTTGCTCGTCTTTTTTACCAGCACTCACGCCTAACGCTTTAACTTCTGCGAATAGCTCAGGATGCTTGGCCTGTAGTTCTGCAATATTCATTAATGAATCCTCATTGTTTGCAGTTAGTGTTAAGCCAGAATTATTCTGACCATGTTTTGAACTTGTTTTAATTCCGTCGATCATACCTGATTTTAACGCATTTCGCGCCGTAGTGGTAGCCCCTTGTTTATAGTTAGCAATAACATTTTCAACGGTTGTATTTCTGCCCGTTGCAATTGCAACAATTCTTCGAACTGATCTAACTCAGCACGAATAGCTTTAATGCCATCTTCTGTCTTTGCATCAGGTCGTTTATTTGGTGCATTCGTTGATGTAACACTGATTTCGTTTTCATCAATATACATATCTTGAACTATACCAACAGATCCAATCGTTTCACCCTCAGATGATGCGGTAATAGATGCACACTGAGCGGCAATTGCATACATTGCTGAACAACACATGCCAGAAACAAAACCATTAATAGGCTTGGTCATGGCTTGCATTTCAGATATTAAATTAAAAATACCTGCTACTTGACCGCCGCCACTGTCCATATTCATATTAATCGTGTCAATTTCTGGATCGTTTTCTGCTAACGCTAACGCATTTGAGATATCTGTGTAAGCTGTTCCACCCATAATGTACGTCATTAACGTATAGCTTTTAGTCAGCATACCAGAGATATTAATTGTTGCAACATTACCAGAGACGGTTAACACTCGATTGTGCTCTCCACCTTCCGATGCAATGCCAGCAGTAAATTCATTACGAACATCTGCTGATACTTTATTTAAATCAAACTCTTTTACCTGCTTGATTATTTCATTACTAGCTAGATACATTATTTGATTCCTCGATAGCATCTAATATTTCATCATGATTCATTTCAGCAATGCTTTTCGTAGCAGCTTCAACTTCCTCGGCTCCAAACTCTGCTTGCAATTCTAACATAGGTCGCAACGCATTTGCTAACAACTGATTCTCACGGGCTAAACGCTTAACGTTCGTGCTGTATTTACTGTTAGTTAATGCTTTACTTGCTTTACTACGAGTGGCAAAACCACCCTGGACTAATTGCTCCCAGCCTTTACTCTCTTTAACTAAGTCAGAGTTAGGTTTAATTGAACCAGACCAATCGCTAGAAATCCACGCGCCTTTAATAGCGTACTTATTCGGATTACTCCAGGCTTCCATTAACCCGGCAGCTTTAATGTTACCCTTTAATACTTCAAT